CTCACAAACGGTCGATACCAATCTCAATACTGCCCTGCCGGAGTGGACCGACACCCTGCGCAACACGGCCTATATAGTATTTAAGCTCACCTACGATCGGAATTATTTCCAGGGCCTGCCAAAACGCCAGGTCGTGCTCAAGGGCAGAAAGCTTTATGATTTCAGGGACGAATCGACAGCATACTCGGCCAATCCGGTCCTGATCCTCTATGACTATATGACCAACAGCCGCTATGGCCTGGGCATCGCCGCAGCAAAATTTGACACCGGCGCCGGGTCCTCATGGCGGGCCGCCGCTGATTATTGCGATACAAAAGGATGGGAGTGCAGCCTTCTGATTACCGATGAGCAGGCCCAGGATATCCTCGATACGATCTGCGCCCATTTTCGCGGCGAGCTGGTCTGGTGGGACGGAAAATATTATCTCCGCTATGCGGATCTCAATGACGAGTCATCATGCATGACTCTCACTGATGAACACATCGCACAGGATCCGGAGACAGGCAAGGCCCTTATTTCAATCAGCGAGCCAAGCTCATTTTCAAAACCTGACGGCCTGCGGGTCACGTTTATCGATCCGGACCGGGACTATGTCAGCGATGACATTCTCATTGGCGATGCAACCGGCGTGATCAAATCGCTCAAGCTCCTGGGTGCAACCAGGCAGCAGGCAGCTGACCTGGGTGTCTATTTTCTGGAACGCCAGCAACTGGACCGCACCGTTGCCGGCACGTTCCGGGATGATGCCTTGAAACTCGAGCCGCACGATATTGTCACACTCAACACAACGGCCCTGGCTATTTCTGATCAGCTCATGCGGGTGATCGAGGCCAATATCCAGAAGCATGGCCTGATTGATCTCGTCCTGCAGTATGAGCAGCTCAGCCTCTATGACGATGATTACAATTTTGACGCAGAGGGATCCTATCAATGTTCGCTGCCCGATCCCACGGCAGAGCCGCCGAGCGTTTCAAACGTCGGCAAGACAGAAGAAACATATAATTACCGCCTGCGAACATTCACACGGCTCAAGGTTACCTTTGACCCGCCGGCCTCCTACGCCTGGTTTTCTCATGTGGAGGTCCGCCTGAGTTTCGATGATTCGACATGGAAATATCTCTATGACGTCACCACGGATTTCACCATCGATCCGGTGGAGGAAGGGGTCACCTATTACATCCGGCTCAAGGTGGTGTCCATCTGGGGCACGAAACAGCAGGACAACAATGACTATAAATTTTCAAAAACAATACTGGGCTATACCTCGGATCCGGCATCCCTCACCTCGCTCGCCGCTGTAGTCAATGCGAATGCGATTAATCTCTATGCGGCAAAGGTCTCGGATCCCGATATTGAGCTCTATGAATTCCGCCTGGGGAGCTCCTGGTCCGGGGCCATTTTTCTGGCCGCCCTGCGCTCGCCGAATCTTTCGCTCTACGGTGTCAAGCCCGGGAGTCACACCTTTTTCGCAAATACGCTTTCAAATAATGCCGGCTATGGCGCCACGCCCCGGTCCGCCGCGGTGGCCCTTATCGATCCGCCGGACGGCTGGGCCGTGCAGAATACCGAAACGTGCGATTATGACGGTGTTGGTACACATGACAACACCGAGCACACAACTTATGATAGCGATGATTATCTCAAATGTTCGCATGGCGGCGGTGTCCTGGTCGGCACCTATACATCGCCGATCTATGACCGGGGATCATCTGCACGCTATATGGTTTATATACTGGCCTCGATCATTGTCACCGGTGCCGGCACGACCTGGGGCGATGTGATCCCATCGCCTGATGTATGGACTGAGATTGGGATTACTACCAGAACATGGGCGGAGATCTTTTCCCTTGCAGCCGGGCCCTCGGTCACCATGAAGCTCAAATACGGTGATACAAGCCCGCCCACGAATGAGGTGGAGAAGATGGAGATCCTCTCCGCCATTGTCACCGGCAGATATTTTCAGGTGGAGATCACCATTACCGATCCCAGCGATGCAGTCAATGCGCTGGTAGAGAATTTTACATTAAAATTTTGTCAATAAAAGGAGCTCATAGCTCATAGGATTTAGAGCTATCAGCTATCAGCTAAGTTGCTAAACCGGAGGTTTATCATGTCACAAGACTGGACCGACGATTGTTACGCAAGCGGCCATGTGGGCGATACAGATTTAGGAAATATGGAAAATAATTTTGCAGCCCTCAAATCCCTGTTTTCAGGTGCGGCCCAGCCAGCCTCGATGGCGGCTTGTCACCCCTGGTTTGATACCACCAAGCATGTGCTCAAGGTCAGAAATGACGGTGATTCTGCTTGGTATGGTCTTATGCACGGCGATACCAGCCAAAAGGTCTGGGTCTATCGAAACAGCGCAATGACCGGCTGGGCCGTTGATTCTGGCGTCACGGACAAGGTCCTGGGCCTCAAGGGCGGTTCCACCTATACCACAGGCGCAGCCACGGCCGGCACCTGGACACAACCAAGCCACACCCTGACTGAGAGCGAAATACCGGCACATGATCATACGGGAAGCACCATCGGTAATGAAAGTTCTCACACTCATAAAATAAATATTTACAATTACACTGAGACCGGCAGTGGGAGTCCAATGGCGATGACTGGCGGCACCGGTGCCGGAGAAATAACCTCTGAGGGAGGTTCGGCACATAATCACTCAGTTACGGTTGCATCCCAGGGCGGCGGCGGCTCCCATAATCACGGCTCCACCTACCGTCCTGCAGCAGCGGTCGGAACATTACAATATCTTGACTTATAGAAAGGAGGATAAATGAAAGAAAAAGATGAAACCCGCCTGCGGGAAATGATCCAGGAGGAACTCAAGGCGGCCCTCTATCGCACCATTACCATTGAAAAGGGCCCGGAAAAACAAGGGGATCCTGAAAAGGTCATTAAAGACGAGGAGTGGAACGTGCTGGATTTTTTTGTGGTCTATCTGCCAAAGATCGAGGCGGCGCTCCGGGGCATGCAGGAAGATATCGACCACACAAAAAATAATCTTGCTGCAAATAACGGGGCCATGAAGGTGATCGGCGAGATCCTCATAGCAATGGAGAAATCCGCCAAGAAACTGGCCCAGCTTTCAGATGCAGCCGCTGAATGGAGTCAAAGCATCGGCAGAATACAAGAAGGTAGATTCACACCCTTAGAAATTTTAGCTAAACAACCAACGGACAACGAACAACCAGCAACGGGCTAAACCATGAAAGCAATCCTCGACCGTGACATCATAATTTCAATCACCATCAAGGGCGATACCGAGATCGGCACGATCCCGGCGGAGAAAAAGGGCGTTGGCCTGGAACGGCTCCGCTTTGATGGAGAAAAGATCGTGGACCTGGCGGATCTCGCCGAGCTTTGGGTGGAGGCCGTGGCCCCTAATTTTGTCGTGTTCCATGCAATTGAGGTCCCGGGATCCCAAAAGGTCACCATGACCTACCAGGACCGCACTCGGCTCACAGTGGACAGCGGCATTATCCGCCTCAAGACGCCGGCAGAGATTACCGCCGAGGCCGAGCACATGGAAAAAACCATGACCAAAAACCGGCTCCGCCAGGCATTTAAGCGGGACATTGGAGATCCCGAGGATTCTCTGGCCGATGCATGGAAAATCATAGCACTTTTGATTATTTACATGCGCACCGGAGAACCCGCGATCGCCACGTTTCTGGATTCAATTCTGCCGGACCTTCAAGCGGCATATCCGTTTACCACGGTCAAGGACGCTCTGGCCAATAATGTAAAAACCATCAAGACCCTCATGGAGGGCTATTATACAGAAACTCAAAAGAAATAAAAGGAGATCACTATGATACAGCTAACCTCAGTAAAAAAACAGGCACCTGATCGATATGTTGTCACGGTGCAGGATACCAATAAGGCCACTATTGATCCTGATACACAGGAAACAGCCTATCAATCATATTCTGTAACCTACAATCCTGCAACAGGCAAAGAGCACTTAAAAGCCAAACTTGAGGAGCTTTTGGCCAAGGATGTAGCAGTAGAAACCGATGAGGATCAGGTAATGCAGGATATTAAGACAACTATAGAGGCAATCGATACCGCAAAATTATAAGGGAGGTGAATAAATAATGCCGACATTAGACCACTCAGAAGGGAATGCGCTATCATTTGACGATTCGACTCCGGCGAAGGAAGTTACAGGATGGGCGCCTATCGATGCAGGCGCAAATGCGTATTTCGATTATTTGAATATTCAGCTCTCCATCACATGGGGAGCCAGCGGCGATGGAGATGCTACGATCAAGCGGCGAGTATCAGCAGATAGCGGAACGACGGATAGCAATTATGGTATTGATCTTATGGATGTTACTTACGAAGCGAGTGGTACCAAAGTTATTACCATCCAACTCCGTCATGTCAACTATGTCGATATCGGCATCTACAATGGCAATAGTGCATCGGAAGATATTACCATTAGCGGGAAATGGGAAGGGCTCAAGGTAAGTGAATAGTATATATGTAAAACCACCGGTAGGGGTGCAGCTTAACCGAAGCCATCCTCTTGCTAAAGGTCTTATTGGATGTTGGTTATTTAATGAGCAAACGGGCAATAGAATACTTGATTTGTCTGGTTATGGTCGTGATCTTACTGTCTACCATTCTGGTGCATGGGTTCCAGGAGGATTAAGGTATCGTGGAGCGTATCGATCTGCAAGCCCTGCTTTAGGTACTAATCCTTATACGTTGTTTACAATTGCCCGCAAGGATGGAGCGCAGACTAGTTATAGAAATACTTTTAGTGTTGGACCATATACATCGAATCAGAGCGTATGGATAGGCCAGTATACTACTTCATACAATGTTGGTGGCGGGGTTTTTGGATGTAATAAAGATTCAGGTGTTTCGTGGAGTGTGGGAGAAACATATGCTATCTGTTTAACTCATAGGGGAGACAAATACATACATCTTTATGTGGATGGAATTTACAGAGCTAATAAGCTCTGTTCTTCAATGAATATCACAACTGGTTATATTAATATAAATGGTTGGTATGATGTTACGTCTTATGAAAGGAATGGTACAATTTTTGTTGCGTATCTCTACGACCGAGACCTTACTGATGATGAAGTTCTAAGGCTCTCCTGCGAGCCCTATGCGATGTTTGAGCAATATATCAACCCTGAGATATTTTACATATCGGCAGGCGGCATGACCTACCAGGCCACAGCC